CAATCTCAGTTCCCGCGACGGTGAACTCACCAAGAATCCAGCGCTCTTTGATGTAGTCAAAAACATCAGCCTGACGGCCCTGCAAATCGTCTGCCGCCTCTTGCATGGCCTCAGCAGCCAAGACGCTTTCACCATCACCGTGATGAATCCATCCATCGTCTTGCAGTTCAATCAGCAGCGTTGTGCCTTTGGCGCGGCCTTGCGTCTTCAACACAACGCGATGATCTGATTGTGTCTGCCCCTCAGCAGGCTGCTTAAACCAGTTCATGAGGATTGTCAGGCTTGCCGCTGCCGGAAGCGCATTGCTGCCTCTGCTGGCGTTTGTAGCGTTGCCACCGCTCACGCTCTTGTTGGTGTGATGGATCATCGCCAGCGTTGCCTTATGAGGCGCCAAAGCCTCAGCTAGCTGCCTTGCTGGCCCATCAAAACTTGATGCGGCCTCTTCCAGCCCTAATGGCGCGCAACAGGCGTGATACGAATCAAGCAGGAACAATGACCCAGGGTTGGCCTCTGCGATTTCGCCAAGGTGTGAAATTCCTTCCGCTGTTAAGTGCAACGGCGCTCCTGTATGCCAAAGCATCTCAATCGGTCCTGCCAGGTTGCCGTCACGATCAATCAACCCCTCGCGGGCAAAAAGTGTGTGCCAATCGCTTTCTGGTTGGTCTGTGCCAATGATGAAAACCTTGGGGCAGAGACCATGCAGAGGTTGGCCTAAATAAGATTCCTCACCGTGAAACCATGCGCTAATCATTCCAACCATCAGAGCTGATTTGCCCACCTTTGGTGGTGCAACCAACAGGTTGAATGTGCCAGACATGATGACACCTTCCCACGCCCAAGGCGTTGGAGTCGTGTCCATTTTCTCGCCACGCATTCGCGGCGAACAAACACCATTGACGGCACCTTCTGCTTTTGAAAGAATGATTGCCGCCGTCTTTTCGTTGATCGGGCAACCAGACTCGTCGGCATATAGCCGCAACAGTTGTGATCGACGGAGAGGATCTGTCTCGTTACAAAGGACGGTGTTTGCGTGTTGATCTAATCGGTTGAGTAGATCCTGATGATCTTTGAGGCTGTCGGGAATCGTCCCGATGTTGCTTGAGTCGTCTTGTGTAATGTCCATCCTTGGCTTTTGTCGGTGAATAGAAGTCGAACTGCGAATAAACGCCAAGGCGTTCGAGTTCTTTAAAGGCTTTCAGCTCATCGCTTGATTCGTAGGGGTGTTGCTTGTCCCACTCATCAATGGCCTGATCTGATCGCTGTTTTTGCGTTCTGCTGTAATAACCGACTATGGCCAAGTCGTCGTCATATTCAGCCGGGAGACAATAAGGAATCCACTGAAGCAACTCAAAGGCGATTTCTTCTTTGTCGTAATTAGTCACGGACAAGCGGTTCAGGCTCTGAGGCGATGGCCTTCTGAAGCAATAGGTTGACCCATCCTGTGCGCGTCACTCCAATTGGGCGCTTGCGGTCTAGCTCTGCAATCACTCTGGGATCGATCAAAACCCGAGTGTTGGTGATCTGTTCAATTTGTGGCACGTTTTGGGCTTGCTTTGCTGGCAGAGTGTGCCCATAGTGAGCCGGCAATGCAACCCCTTTGTGCTCGATCCGATTCCAGAACTGGACTTTTTTGAACGTGAGCATCGATATAGGTGGCGCGGAAACTGGATTCTGAACAACGTTTCAGACATCACAAGTCGTGAGTTGACGCCATACGCGAAGGCTCAAATGGAAAAGTACAAGCACGGCCCTGACGGCTGGCAAGCAAGGGGTGATGCTTGCCATCGATCTTTGGAATCGTTTTTAAAAAATGAGCCGCAAGTACATGATGAACGCTGGAGCCCGTGGCTAGACACGTTGCTTGCTGATGACCTGTTTAAAGGCATCGAAGTTTTGGCGACGGAATATCGCGTTGTTGATCGATACAACAGCGTTGCTGGAAGTTTTGACTTTCTTTTGCGTTACAAAGATGACCCTGGCTTTGTCATCCTCGGCGACCTCAAAACAGTTAGCAGCAAAAAAGCTGTGTCAAGCCGTAAGCCTGCAACGGCCCAGCTAGGAGCATACGCAAAGTTTTTAAGTACGCATGTTCCAATTTGCGTCACTGAATGCGTGACGGTTGTCTCAGGGCCAGATAAATGTAAGGTCATAAGGCAAAGCCCTCAAGACGAGTGCATCCCTGCATGGGATGAAGCTTGGGGCCGCTTTGAAGCCACGCAACCTAAGTTTGATTTTTGATGAAGTGCCCTAAGTGCAACATGAGTTGGCTCAAGGTTATAGAAAGCCGCCATACGACGGCAGAGGCGATCAGTAGGCGCAGAAAGTGCATGATGTGCGGTCACCACTTTGCAACGGCCGAAATTGTTGTGCCAAAAGAAAGTATTGCTTGGGTCAAGAGTGACCGTAAGAACCGCTCTAGCTTTGCGGTTGACCCAAAGCTTTTGGCGCATCTTGTAAGCGAAAGCCATGCTTCCGATAGCGAGCGCTCTAAGAAGTGACATAGTCAAAAGCTTGACAGGTATGCCATTGCAGGCCATCATGTCGAGCAAGGCGCGAGCCTCCACACTCCAAACCAATGAAAAACTACCAATCCAACAAGCTGCGCTCTGGGTTTTATGACCCAACGCGCAGTAAAACCAAAACCAACGTTATTGTTTCAATCGTCTTTGCTTTGATGCTTGGCGGTGCTTTCTGGCACAGCCTTACATCAACGCTTGACCAGCAACAACGTCAGCACTGTGAGCAAGGTTGGCAGCGCGCTTGCGAAAGCCTTAAGAAATGAGCGGTTGCAGCTCTTGGAACACGCGGCCTCAAGAGGTTATTGACGCTGCTAAGGCAAGAGCAAAAGCGGCTCTAAAAGAAAAAAACCCAAAGCTTACAGCGCTTGAAAAAGCGTTTTATGAAGCTTACAAAAAGCACTTGTAATTATGGGCATCCTTATCCCCAAAGGTGTAAGTCCCATTTATCCAAACAACTAACACCAAGCACCATGAAATCTGTTGCCATCAACCTTGATGATGATCGCGCCGCCAAGCTGCAAGCGCTTTCTGACTCAACCTCTGGTCACTCATCACAAGTACAAGTTGCAGGTCAGACCTTTGAAGTTGAGCAGCGTAAGATTTCACCGTCTGCCATCGCTAATGGCCTTCTAAATGCAGCAATCGACAACGCCCACAGCCAGCTGCCCCAATAGCTTTACGTTCACTGTTCTTGGCAAGCCTGCTCCACAAGGCAGCAAACGCCACGTTGGCAATGGCGTCATGGTTGAGTCGAGCAATCGATGTAAGCCATGGCGTCAAGACGTAAGGCACACCGCGATGGAGTTGATTCCTGATGGATGGTATGCCAGAATGGAAGACGCAATGCTGCTGTCTATCACGTTTGTTTTTGCTCGCCCCAAAAATCATTTCAGAACAAACGGTCAGCTAAAACCATCAGCTCCAAAGCATTGCATTTCACGCATTGGCGATGTGGACAAATTAAGCAGGGCTGTCCTGGATGGCCTTACTGGTATTTGCTTTCACGACGATGCAGCCGTAATTAGTCTCATTGCGAACCGCCGCTATGCAACTGCAACAGAATCTCCCTGCGCAATCATCACCGTTACAGCCGTTTCCTAACCTTGGCAGCGTCATTACAACTGACGACGTAAGCCAAAAAGGCACCGGCAGCTACAAAGCAGACTATGTCAACTGGTGTCGCACTATGCACCTTTTGCATGACCATGCGCCTGGCTGGCAATTTGTCATTGCCGAGCATCCAATCAGCAACGAACACGTTTTCAAAGCGCCTAACGGAACGGCTTATGTCGTTGGCTTTTTTCTCGGCCCTAAAGGTGAGCGAACGCCTGATTTTCCTCAGGCCATCATGGACAACAGAAATAACGCGATTGCTTTCGATAAGGTCAGTGCACGCGATTTAACTGACAGTCATCGCCGTTGTCTTTGTACTGCTGCCGCTGCTCAATTTGGATTGGCTTGGCAGCTCTGGGCGCGTGAAGAGGTTGAAAACCCACACCGCGAAGCTTTATCAGCTGCAAGCCCAGCGCCTAAAGTAGAAGGCGTTGCAAAGGACGATCAACCGCTGAGCGAAAACGATCGCAACTTATGCCTTGGCCTAGTCAAAGAACTCAAGCCGGACGGTCTTGCGCGATTTTGTGAAGACTTTCGACGGAGTTTTAATCTCGGAGCAGGAGACAAAGTCGCTCCTGCTTTGACAAGCGTCAAACATCAAAATTGGATGAATGAAAACATGCACAAGTATGTCTGACATCAATGAAGCCCAACCAATTGACATCACAGGCGCGGCCAATTATCAGCGCGAAGCCGATTCCAAGCGACGGCATCGACATTTTCAAGTTCGGCTGGATGAACAGCTAGCCGCACAGCTGCAGCACTACGCTGACGCCAATCACAACGGCATCAAAAACGCTGCTTGCAAAGCCATTCTTTCTAAATTCTTCAACGGAAAATGATTATGAACCCTGTAAGCAATTTCAACAGACGGATTGAGGTCACACCTGATGAATGGAGACAAGTTCTTGTTGATGTCATGGACACATTCGATTCCGTGTCCCTTTATTTTGAACAGGATGACAAAGCCAAGTTTTATAGCCCTGAACTTGCTTTAGGGCTCACAAGGCTTGTTATTGAACGGCACGACGCCGAGCAAGAACGCCTTGAAAAAGAGGAAACTGAATTTTACAACAATCAAACCAATGCCTGATTTCGCTCCAGACGCCTTCACCATCTTTGGCAACTTCAACAAGGATCAGAAAAAAGACGGTCACTATTGGGCCTCTATGGAAGTGCCTGTAGACGAGCTGCGCAAGCTTGTCGAATGGGCCAAGACCGCTGATCGCGTGCAAAATCAAAAAGGCGACGATTGCGTCAAGCTACGCGCCAACTTAATGCCACGCGAAAGCAAAGCAGGCAACGCTTATTTGATGATGGCTCTCAGCGATGCAAAGCCGCGTCCTGTTGAAACTGCAAACAACGACGTTCCTTTCTAAGGTTGATTTGCGAGACTCCAAGGGAAGCCCTGCGCTTCCCTTTTTTTATGCAGAAGCCAACGATACGCAAGGTGATGCACGAGGGCATCTTGCAGTGGGAAATTAGCTACGCCGGAATGTGCCGCTACCATCGCCAAGATTGGCAAGCGCAATGGCAATACAGCTATTTCATGCGCCTCAAGAATTGCGGACTAGATCCGGCTCACGCGCCTGACGATCCTTGCCCCTGATCCGCTGCAGGGGTTACCTAAGTGCCCTCAATAGTTGAAAGCTCATCAAGCCTAACGGCTTGCAGGCTTTACAGAGGCATTGATTCGTCAAGTGATGCAATATGACCCACCGCTTGTTTCAAGAGCTTGCTTTGATGCCAATGCTGCCTGGCCATTGCAACGCATAACTGCGAAAGCGTTTCAGCGTCGCCACAGCTTTGAATTTCTCTAACAGTTCGTTCTAGCTGCAGCTCTTCCTCAATGCTTTGCTCAACAATCATCCATTCCATTGGATCAGTCCAGTGATTGCAAGGTTTGCTTTAGTCGCTTCAACTCATCGTGGCGCTGTAGCGACTCCAATAGCTCTCGTTCAGATGAGTAAGGCTCCTCTGTGCGAAAACGTATGTAATCACCTATAGCGGGAAACAACCAATCTTGCACTGGTAAGCAATACTGAATGTTGACGGGCTGAACGCAGTTGACAACAACTGTGCTCCAAAAAGCAGTCACATTGCTCCAGAAGACAAACCAGCTCATGCAACGCTCGGCATCACAGTGGCGTGATTGTTGTAATTGCCAGTGACGGCGTAACTATGCACGGGCACTTCCGACATTCGATGAAAAACCATTTGCCCAATTTTCATACCGGGATACAGAGGCAAGCTGTGGTGACGGCGTTCATTCTTGAGCTCTAGCGTTAGCTTTGATCCGTGCCAGCCTGGATCGCACCAACCAGCAAGTAAATGGTTAAGGCCGTCTCTGGCGCGGCTTGACTTGAGTACAAATTGAGCACTGATGTCGTCGGGGAGATTAAACAGCTCACATGTCTCAGCCAGGCAAAAGTGATTGGGTAGGAGTTTGTATGGATCATCTTTTGTCTTATCTGAGATGTCGAACCTGAGCAACTCCTGCTGGTGCATCGTCTCAATCATCAAAAAATCCCCAAGCACTACGTCAAGGCTTGCAGGATTCAGCAGCTCTGGATTGAAGGGAACAACCATCTGACTGCCTTCCGCCCTGGCGCGGATTTCCCAGTCACACAGAACAGTCATTCCGCCCTTGATAAAAATGCAGCCTAACGCCCATCAACAAGAATCACCCAACCCGTTCTCGGTCCTTCCACTTCAAAGCGAGGTTTAAATTCTGCGCGCCTAACCAGCAGATTTCGCCCTGAATCCGCATTGACATGACCACCTCTGATTAAATCAGGCAAACCGCGCGGGTCTTGCAACACCCATTCAGGGTCATTGCTATGACGGCCCCTAAAGCCAGACACAACGGACCAATGCCCGCAACCGGCTCCGTTGCATGACGGTGGCGCAGCTTTTGAAATGTCTCCCTTATGCAGCCATCCCACAAGGACAGGCCGACCCATTTCAATCTCTAATTCCAGCAGATCAGAATCACCGTCTCTGCGAAATTCAACGTCAAGACCCAAGCTTTCTAGCGCTTTGACTTGAGCTTGCACTGAAGTCGAATCACCAAATTTTGCACGAATCCGATTGTATTCATCATCTGTCTGAACTTTGCCCCAAAACGCCGCAACCATAGCGGCCGCTGAGCTGAGGCATTCTCGCCCGCCAAAACCTGAGGCGTTGTCAAGCTGGCTGAAGTAAGGCACTCTGACCTCTTGATCAATGCCGCTTGCCTTCCAGGCTTCAAACCAGGCCGCATCGTCTGCCAGTAACTCTTCCGACATTGACTCTTCAAGCTGTTTAACAGCAGCCAACTGGTGGGGCGTACCACGGAAAAACCTAAAAAAAGGGAGCAACGATAGCGCCACGAACACGGCAAGCAAAATCAACTGGATCATGCCCACAAGTCGCGGCTTTTGCTAGATCGCCCTATTTTTCGACCCTTGATGCTGGGAAAAGGTTTTGACTGACAAATTCAACAAGCTTGTCGTCAACCGTGTTGTCAGTCGTTTTGCAGTAAGCCGTCAGCAGATCAACGACCAAAATCTTGACGCCTTTTGATTGCAAGAACCGAAACAGAATCGGACGAATCAACAGAAGCATCACGAAATTGCAGTTGGCAAAATTCTAGTGCCGATCGGTATGACCCTCTAGACGTGCAACTGAACGCTCCAATTCGTTCAATCTTGCAAAGACTTCCATGTCTTTGGTTTTGATGTCGTTGTGGAGAATATCTAGCCTTCCAGTCAGGTTGTCTACTGCTGTTGCTAGACGCACTAATGAATCTCTGCCTTGCTGGCCTTGGCGGTTGAACCCTGAGATTCCTAAGCCAGCCACTGTGATTGACGCGCCTGCAACGGCGGCCCAGACTTCAACCATGAACCGCCTCTTAACGCTCCTTCATCATGGCAGACCCTGCAGAAAAGCAACCGGAAGAGTCCAACTCGCGCCTAGGCGATGTCATTAAGGTTGTTTTGCTTGGATGGGCAATGGCAATCTTGACCGCTAATTATCTTGGCGTGTTTAAGCAGTCACTTGATCCAACTTATCCAGCATCAATTTTGTCTGGAACGGCGGCATCCTTTGGTCTAGCTGTTGGCAATAACAGGAAGAAAAAGGAAGAACCTACAATCAAGGAACAGTCGTCCACCTCTAAACCCAAATGAAACGCTTTGCCCTGCTGTTGATTTTGGGAGCCCTCGCCACACCAGCGCGAGCGGACATCGTTCATAGAATCCAATCAAGCGTTCAGTTGACAGTTGATGGAGCGGGATCAGTTGCCACAAGGATCCCGTCTTCAATGGCGATTTCTGGGAATAACGTTACTTTGGACACTGCTCCTAAGTTTGCAAGTTTTAGTTCCGGGACTGCTCTCGGTTACACTCCTGGCGTTTTTAGCGTTACCACTGCTGGTGATGCTTTTAGCTACAGCGAAAGCTATACAGAGGGAGATGATGTCCCAGCGGTCCTTTCAACAACAGTCACATCAGGAGTAGTCCCAGCATTGCCTGCTTTTGGTAGCACTACGACAACATCAGGCGGTGTTGCTGGAACTCTGGCTGGAACAATTGCAACAGATGGCGCACTAACAATTACAGCTGGCGGCGCTGGTACTTCTGCCATTGGTCAAGTTATCCAAGAGCTAACCATCAAATGATGCAAAGGCTTTTTCTTGCCTTGTTCGTTGGCTTTGACTTTCTTGTGACAGCAGCGCCCGTCGCAGCCGTGCCCGTAGTTCCAAATTTTCAGCAAGGCGTTCTCAACTCAACAACCACAACCAAAACCAAAGTCACAGAGATCATCAACTCATACGAATATCGCACCGGTTATGAATACACAGTTACTGGGACCAACATTGCACCTGTTGGTGACGAAATTGCACCCCGCGCTTTAACAACAACAACCAATAACTTAAACGGTATAACAAGCGTTTGGCGTGGCCTAGATCCATTAGATAAGCCACAGTGGAATATTGTCAATCAAAGCTCTGCTTTTCAGTTCACTGAGACTTTGATGGCTCCAGGCTTGACGACGCATACCTTGATTAATCGCGATACAGACATCGAGTCGATTACCGAAACAACAAGCACATTTACGCAATGAAGCGAGTCATAGCAACGCTTTTGCTGTTTTGCGCTCCAGCGCAAGCGCAAGTTAGCAGCACAGCAGCGCCTGTTGCTAATAGCTCTGGATCAGTCACAAACCAAGCTGTTCAAGTCGTACCCTCTCGTACCGCTACATTCCAATACAGCGCTTTTAGTTGCCCAGGAACAACGCTTCACCTAAACCCCTTCTTAAGTAGCACGACAAGTTGGGCTCAACCCTATGAATCGCACTACAACGAACCGGTTTATGACACAATCGATCTTGTTGGCGCGTTTGATCCGGAAGGTAATCCCGTCCCAGATGGCCAGCCCGATAATCCGGGTAATGTCCTTTTCTATAAACCGATTCGCACTGGGCAGAAAAACAACTTCTCGATTAACGGCGGAATCACAGCACAAATCACAATTCCATTAGATCGAAGACACGTTCGTGCTTGCCAGGAAGCGGCAAAAAAACAAGTTGCTTTATTGGATGCACAGCTTGCCGACAAACGCTTGAACTATGAAATCGCAAGGCTTAAAAATTGCGCTGACCTGATGAAGCAAGGCATCATGTTTCACCCTGACTCGCCGTATTCAAAAATCTGTGCTGACGTAGTGCTTGTCAATCCGCCTGGCGTTGTCCCGCCCCACAAACACACAATCCCTATTTCCTCAGGGACCGCTGAGACTTCTGTCGCTCCGAAACAGACTCAACAATAACTTTTTGACCAAGCTTTTCCTTGATCTTTTTGATTGTCTTTTTGACGATTGGCTTGACTGCCTTCAATACAAAGTCACCTAGCGGCTTTGCGACGATCGCCGCAACCGTTGCTGTCGTTGCAATCGTCGCAGTCGTAATGACGACAGGCGCGCCAGGTAGATAATTCCCGACAATGGCGAGTATGGGTAGAGCTTCCATTTGCGCTTCACACTGACCATCAATCATCTTGTAACCAATAATGACAGAAGTTTGAGATTTGTTTTTTGCGCCAATAGGTATTGCATCCGGTGGCGGGCATGGCAACTCTATGGCTACCTTTGAAAAGTCCGGAAGACGCACCGGCAGCTTGGGAGAGGGACTGGCCGGCTGACTTGAGACATCAGCCGGCTCTTTTTTGTCTAAATCTGCAGGATCAATTGTTGGCGGTTTTGTGCTCCCATAAGTCAACGTTCCAGGCGTAAAGTCAAGCGGTTTGTATGAAGGCATCGTGCCATCGCAAACCGTGAAATTTCCTTTTGGGTCTGAGTCGTATGCGTTTTTATTGCCAGGCTGAGTGCTGCGCGTCTCAACGCAGCCAGGAATGTCGGCAACAGGAAACCCAAGAATTAACGTGATCGGCGGTTCCTTTGGAATACTTTGAGGCGGAATCGCCCGCCAACTTGGAATATCTGGCACAACAACACCGCGAACCCCAATTTCAGGAATTTCAGGCATGAAATCAAATCGCTTTACAGCTGGCCAACTTTGGATTGAACGTAATCGTATGCGCGAAGGGCCGCCTGTTGTTTATGCCGTTTTAAGGGGCAAAACATCAAAGCTTTTTACGGACCACAAAGCACTTCTCAAATTTGTGAAATGGCCAGCTTCAACGCCAACAGGTCAAGCGTTACGTGATTGGCTTGCGTCGTTTGATCAAAAACC